TGTGAATGCTTGTCACATTCATACATATTTATTGTTTCTAGGGAGCGCCTAGCGCTCCTAGGACGGGCAGCCGTCTGCACCTTTGTGTAAATCATTATTTCAGTCATAACTAGAGGGCCTGAAAAATGGTACCAGGAAGACCTTGATTGAAAGAAATGTCACATAAATTCCGCGATAACTAAACGGACCGCTGTGCACAACTAGAGGGCCTTAGGGTACCAGGAAGACTTTGTACAGTAGTGTAGCGAGGAAGACTTTCGTAGGAGTTAAGGTTTAACAATCCTTGGTGGATTGAGTTGCCAAAACCCCCCACAAAAACGACTACCCCCCCCTTTATGTTTGTAAAAGAAAATAAAATAAACAATTGCATTTGACCGAAATGTCGTTAAACTAAAGTGTAGACTGCGAAGTCTATAAACTAGCGTTTATTTATTTGTTACATTTACACTTTGTTGTTCCTCTATTTAGGAACAACCAAAAATACTCTAACCTTATGTCTTGGCAATCAGATATGAGCCGTAGAAATCGAACCCTGATTAATTACAATGGGATATTTTATGATCCGCGTTAGCATGTTACCTTGGTGATAGTATCACTAGGAACCTCTGTGTTACGAAGTATAGTCAGGATAATCGATCGTCCGCTTATGTCGAAATGAAGAGATTTAAATTTCAGCTCTATAACAAGCAATTTCCCGGAAGTATTTGTTTTGTTGTATCTGTCAGTGTGAGAGACTCTGGTCTCACAGCATGGTTAGTAGAGATATAAATTTTGGGCTAATACCCCCTTTCCCTTTTATTACAAAACTCGTTTTAGAGAAGTAAGGATGATCCTAACTACATCATCACAAGTTACCGGACCGACCGGGAGTAATTAAAGGAAATTTATGGACTTTAAAAGCTGGATAACGTCCACCAGCACAAAAATGACTGTAAACAGTCACCCAATTGATTATGTCGGCCCAACAGTTGTTACCACCGACAGTCGAACTTCCACAAACCTTTGAGAGTGAGCGACGACAGCTCACATTGACTACTTCAAATCCTTTGGTCTACATGATCCGTATGCGAGCCTTGGAGAAGAAGTATTTCGCGCGGCAGGGAAAGAATACACCCTCCCCCATTGAGAAGGAAACAATTTTTTCCGCTGCATTACGCGTACTTACGCGTAAGGTGCATTGTGATGCACCTTTTTTCAACATCTTCATCACCGAACTTAACACCAGAAAGTGTGTGCAAGTTGATCCGAGTGAGACATTGGAGGACGTTTGTTTTCGAAACAACATTGACTTGAGTGATGCGTGGGCATCTTACAACGGGAAGCCTATTGTCATCACTACACCACTCGTCGAGTATAACATTGGCGAGGGAGCATGTGTGATTGTGCATGCGCGAATGCGAGGTGGCACATCACGTCACCCTTACCGTCTGTACACTCACGTGGTTGAATGTGAAGACATGGTCCTGAATGAGCGATTTCAGTTGCAGGGGAAGTTTACCCAAGCGCAGAGTGCCGTTATTGACAGTATTATGAGCACGCTCCAATCCCTAAGGGGGTCAGTGTTGAAGGACAACTGTGAGATTTTGGACACACTGGAGAATTTCTTCCAGATTGTCTATTGGTTTCAGAAGTGCGATTCCATGCGAGATTATTCCATGATGCTCGCACTGGCTCACAAGTTGATGATTGGGACCAGCATCAGTTCGCACTTGATGCAAGCTTTTGGTTTCAAAACAGAATTGCAAGGACAATTCACCGATTTTGTGAAAAACATGCGTGATTTGTACACAACAACTCACGGTATGATCGGTAAGGACTCTTTGTTGGCTAAAGTGCGCAAAGTGTATTCGTACCTTCTGGTGTGCGGCATTCTGCGTCCATTTGGTCTGCGCCTGTCTGAGGAAGATTTCCTCAAGTTGGACGCGAAGCTCAAATATGAGTATTCTGATCACACAAGTATGGTATTCACGATGTTCGATGCTGCCATCACTATTTGTGAACGTGTTGATGCATACATCCTCACAGGTGATTTCCGAGCACTCATTCACAACGATCTGGTTTATGCCAAATGGGCACAAGAAGCCGATCGTATTTTGGGATTGGGTCCATTTACAGCGAACCTTGGCGCACATGGTACAACGTACTTTGCTTTTGTTTCAGATTTGAATAACGCTATTGAGACAGGTGAATCCATTTGTGGGTATACTCGAGCACACAGTGGTGCTGAGGGTGTACACATGCGACGAAAATTGGACAGCCTTAGACTTCTCAAGAACACTGAGATAACTCGTAGAGCAGCGCAGAAGGAGCGTAAAGCTCCTTTTGGTGTGCTCATACATGGTGGATCTAGTGTAGCCAAGTCAACCTTTTCCAAGATGCTCTTCTACTACTACGGCAAGTTGCATGGTTTGAAGACGGAAGATCATTTCCGCTATGTGCGCTCACCTACTGAGGAGTATTGGAGCAATTTCGATTCGAGCAAGTGGTGCATTCACTTGGACGATATAGCATTCTTGCTACCGGCCAAGAGCTCCGAAATTGATCCTACGTTGAAGGAGATGTTGAATGTTGTGAACAACGTTCCATATGTACCTCCCCAAGCAGCTCTGGAAGACAAAGGCAAAACTCCTGTTTTGGCTGAGCTCGTCATTGCCACGTCCAATGCATCACACTTGAATGCGCAGGAATATTTCCATTGTCCTTTGGCGGTTAGGCGTCGTTTACCATTCGTCGTCAATATCAAACCCAAGGAGGAGTATACGGCCGCCAACAATCAGTTCATCAATCCTGGTAGTTTGCCAGCAATTGGTGGGACCTATCCAGACTATTGGACGATCACCTTGCAGAAAGTGGTTCCCACTAGCTACCAAGGAAGAGATTCCGCTAAGTTGGAGACCGTGAAAGTCTTCACAGATGTGCGTGAGTTTTTGCGCGAGTTTGGTAGATCCTCAATGGAACACATTGAAACGCAGAAGAAAGCGCAGGCGTGTGATGCCAAGATGCGTAGTATCGAGGTGTGTCGCACTTGTTTCTTTTGTACACCAGATTGTACGTGTGCGAAAGTGTGCGAACACTGTCATGAAGCAAGGTGTATATGCGTGGGAGCATGTCAGCTCTGTTATGAGCGCAATTGCACCTGCATCCAGGGACACATGTGGCTCTTTTGGAACTATTTCCGAGTGTGGATGTCGAGTGTACTTGTACACGTGTGTGGCAATCTTCTAACCACATGGGTTTTCGTGTATGGTGCGCGGTTTTTCGTGATCCGAGCATTCATGATGTACCTAACGCGGTTCCTCAATATGAGCTATGAGCTCAAGATCGCGGGTATCATCAACTCCCAGCGAAACTACAAACTGAAGATTACCGTTGGCAGAGTCATGGCTGTAGGGAAGATCCTTGCTTCAGTGTTCATCGCTTACAAGCTGTACGAAAAAGTGCGACCCGGTAAAGATCCAAGAGGGAAGTCTGCAAAGAGTGTGAAGCGGCAATCAAAGCGCGATATCGAGGATGATTCTGACTCTGAATCAAAAGATGAATTTGGAGAGCAGGGAAATGTTTTGGGAACCACTGAAGCGCAACTTGCAAAAGAGGAATCTCAAAATGTGTGGTATAATCCTACTATGGAAATGTGCCGATTTGACATACCTCTCGCTTCCCAAAGCGTAGCTACTGCCGATTCTGATCAGATCCGAGCAATGTTCGCAGCAAACTGTGTGCGTCTTACGCTCACAGGCTGTAACAGTGGAACTAGTGTGAGGACGCGTGGCACATTTGTTAAAGGTCAGTGGTTATTGTTGAATAAACACATTGTTGACTGGACGAAGGATACGCGAGTGCGCATTGATGTTGTTGTGGGCTCGCCGGCTGATGGTGTCACGCCGAACATCTCTTTTTATCACAATGTCAGTGAGTTCAAATTCAAAGCAGACAGCGACATTGCCCTCATTGAGTTGCGAGGTTTCCCTCCAGCGAAGAGCATTCTGAAGTATTGGGCGAACCAAACCATTGTTGCTACTCAGATTGTGAGCTTGCGTCGTGAAAGTGATGGTACAGTTACCAAGATTGACATGTACAACGGAGCTTTTTCTGAAAATTTCCCTGTCACAACCTTGGGTCGGGAGATGTCTCTTTATTTTGCAAAGTCCTCTGTTGACACCAAAGTGGGTGATTGTGGGTCCCTAGGTATTGCTAAGACACCCATGGGTCCCGTCATCATTGGTCAACATATGTTGGGACACGGTACTACTGCTGGCTTCCCACAAATTTTGGCGCGGGATATCGATGAACTAATCGGTAACATGACAACTTGCGTAACGGCTGGAACACCACCTGAAATGAGTTTGAATGGTGATGTCCAGTTGCGACCACCACACCACAGATCACTTTTGCGTTATCTTGAGACAGGTGTCGCACGAGTTTATGGTAGTTTGCCAGGATTCCGGTGCAAACCAAAGAGTCGTGTGTGTGCTACCCCCCTCCAAAAAGAGATGTGTGATCATTTCAAAGTTGAAGTTGAGTTTGGTCAACCAGTGATGGCGGGATGGGTACCATGGAAGAAGAATGTTATCGAGATGGTCAAACCCCACACTGACATTGACGGGGGATTGCTTGATAGTTGTGTCAAAAGCTTCACAAGAGACATTGTTGATGGTCTCAATACCAAGCATGGAGAATCATGGAAAGGTGAGCTTGTTTTCTTGTCAGATCGTGCCGCAATCAATGGCTTACCTGGCGTAAAGTATATTGATAGGATCAACACAAGTACCTCTATGGGATTTCCATGGGCCACCACCAAGAAACGATTTCTCATAGCCGACACTACCCCAGAATATCCAGAAGGAGTGACATTTACGGAGGAAGTGTGGGAGAGAGTGCGTCAAATTGAGGCAAAATACGCGCGGGGTGAACGTCATTATCCCATCTTCACAGGACATTTGAAGGATGAGGCCACTGCTCAAGCCAAAATTGATGCTCAGAAAACACGTGTTTTCACTGGAGCACCAGCTGATTGGAGTACTGTTGTGCGATCTCGTCTTTTATCTTTTGTACGTTTGTTGCAGAAGAACAAATTCATTTTTGAAGCAGGACCGGGTACAGTGTGTCAATCTATTGAGTGGACACAAATTCACACGTACTTGACCGCCTTTGGTCAAGATCGGATCGTAGCTGGAGATTATGGGAAATTTGACAAACGAATGCTGGCTCAGTTTGTGCTAGCCGCTTTTGAAATCATCGAGGAAGTTCATCGTGTAGCCGGGTTCAGTTTGCAGGAGTGCAGAGAAATTCGATGCATCGCGATGGACACAGCATTTCCTGTTGTCAACATGAATGGTGACATTATTGAGTTTTATGGATCGAATCCATCAGGTCACCCCCTCACAGTCATCGTGAACTCTCTCGTGAACAGTCTATACATGCGTTATGCTTATGCGATGGCAAATCCCAAGGGGCGTACGTGTGCAGATTTCAAGACGCATGTTCACTTGTTCACATATGGTGATGACAATATCATGGGAGTGAGCCCATTGGTCCCATGGTTTAACCATTGTGAAATTCAGAGACAGATGAAGGTCATTGGTGTGGAGTACACCATGGCCGATAAGGAATCGGAGTCGGTTCCTTATATTCATCTGCAACAGACCTCCTTTCTAAAGCGGTCGTGGCGTTGGGAGGAGGAGCTGCAGGCTTACGTTTGCCCACTCGAGGAGAAATCACTGCACAAGTCACTAACAGTGTGGGTTCCCTCTCAAACTATTGATAAGTTTGATCAAATGGTAGCCGTCATCAGCAGCGTCAATTCGGAATACTTCTTTTATGGGAAGGAAGTGTTCCAAAAACACCACGCCTTTTTTCAGAGCGTGTTGCAACGCGAGCCCTACAAGTTCTATGTGGAACAAAGTACCCTTCCTGGTTGGGATGCTCTCTGTGAGAGATTTAGGAAGGCGTCGGGAGGGCTCGAGTAGTTCCCGACCACCGTATATGTATTTGGCAGTTCATATATGCGTTTCATTGTCATGCAAAAAAGAAAATATTGAAGAAAATACAAATGTTGACGCAATCACTAGAAGTATTGCGCCTACGTATGCGTCTACAAGCGCGTGTGCGTGGTGTATGCCGACTTGTTTTGTTCTGCAGGGTGATGTTACTCCGTCGCACCCGACGGAGGGAACAGTCACCTTCCAGGAAGAATCACCAGGAGATATGATTATGGCATCCAATGCTGATGCCTCTGTCGCCTTGATTGATTCAACACCGGATTTACAGTTGGGTTCTTTCCTGAATCGTCCAGTCACCATTGACACTTTCTCATGGAGTACCACTGATCCGGTAGGAGTGACTCGAACAATCACTCCATGGAGTTTATTCATGAATTCCGCAAGTGTGAAGACAAAGTTAAACAATTATGCATTTTTTCGAGGAAAACTTCACATCAAAGTTGTCATCAATGCAACACCATTTCAATATGGTTTGATGAAAACTGCGTACACACCGTTGCAAGGACTTGTCCCAAATCGTGTTCGCACCACTACCTCTGATTTCCCATTGAGAATTCCGTATTCGCAGCAGCCTGGTTTTTACATTTCACCTCAAACCAATGAGGGAGGTGAGATGGAGTGTCCATTTTTGTATCACAAAAATTGGTTGGATATCACCTCTCTCACAGATGTGCAAAATATGGGGACTTTGCGGTATGTCACATTTGCTCCCCTTGCTGTTGCCATTTCGACAGCTCCTTTGAGCATTACGGTGAAAACAATTGCCTGGTTAACAGATGTTGAACTCATGGGAGCCACTGCCAAATTAGCTCTACAGGGTGACGAGTATGGGAAAGGTAGTGTGTCAAAACCGGCCACAACTGTTGCTTGTGTTGCCAGTATGTTGACGCAAGTTCCAATTCTTGGGCCTTTTGCTCGTGCAACTCAAATTGGAGCCACAGCTGTAGCGTCTATCGCTTCTGTTTTTGGGTACACAAATCCACCTGTGATCTCTAATGTTGAACCCAGATACATCATGTCGGCACCACATCTAGCAACTGCTGAAATTTCAGTGCCCTACCAAAAGTTGGCTTATGATCCAAAAACTGAGCTTTCTATTGATGCAGCCCCTTTTGGTGGACCCAAAGAAGATGAGTTATCCATTAACTATTTGAAGAAAAAAGAATCCTTCTTTGGTTCAACTGTGTGGTCCACTAGTGATTCTGAATCACTTCAAATTTTCAACACCCGCATTACACCAACATTGAAGGATTCTTTCCCTATTTTGACTTCGGGAGCTCCTTTCACTACTGTTGGTTACCGGCACTACAACACGCCCCTGTCACATTTGTCATATATGTTCAACAATTGGCGTGGCACTTTGAAAATTCGTATGCGTGTTGTATGTTCAAAGTACCACAAAGGGCGATTGAAAATTTCTTGGGATCCTGTATCTGATGTGACAGCAGGAGATCCCGAGTTGAATGTTTGCTACAATCAAATCATTGATATTGGTGAAACGCAGGATGTTGTTTTTGAGATACCGTACCACCAAAGTCGGGCTTGGGCAATCACAGATGCCCAAGGTGACAAGGATGGCTGGACACTTGGTTCACCTAATCCACCTGTCTCAACCACCGATAATGGTGTTCTCTCGGTTCGAGTGTACAATACACTCGAAGCGCCTAGCACTACATCAGTAACTTTGTTGTTTTACATAAGTGCGGGTGATGATTTCGAATTCAACAATCCAAAAGGAGGGATCAATGCGGGTGGTGATCTCTATGTTCCTTCATTTTTTGCTCTCCAGGGAGATGTTTCTGAGCACACTGTGGGGAAAAAGAGCAATGCGTCTGATAAGCGTTATCACCTCAATTTTGGTGAAAGTGTCATTTCATTACGCAAATTGTTGCATCGATCTTCTGTTGTAGATACTGTACCACTACCCAATGGTGCTGTCAGTTCTACAAACATTTACAGGAAAGGGATTTTCCGCATTCCCTATACTCCTGGATATGTTCCAGCTACTTCTTTTACTTGGCCAACCACTGCAAGCAAGGTTGTGGATAACCTTGTTGCTGGATCATACAATTTTGCCTTCAACACTATGCATCCAATTCCATTTGTTGCTAGTATGTTTGTGGGCACTCGAGGGAGCGTAAATTACACTCTCACTGTCAATAGCCCCAAAGTCGTCCCAGATGACATTCGTGTCACTAGGTTTTCCGACACAGGGGGTGTGACAGCACTCAATCGGATAGTTACTCTGAATGCTAGTGTTGCGGGCACCGCTTCACTGTCTACAAAATGTTCCCGTCTCGGATCGTACTATTACGTACGAGATGGTGCAGCTGGAATGGCTTTAACGTCAGCTCGAGCTGCACCTTCGGTTCAATTTTGCCTACCCGATTACAATCCTTGCAATTTCACATTGGTGAATCCCCTTTCATGGGTTGAAGGCAGCACCATAGATGACACTGATAAACAGGGTGCTTTGGTTTCGCTAAATATTGCGAATACTACGGCTACCGATGAAATCGGATATTCGACGGTGATCACCAATGCAGGGACTGGTGTAGATTTCACTTGTTTCTATTTCCTTTGTTGTCCAACAATAGATAACATGAAAGGAGACGCTATACCAACACCCTAAAACTCAACGTTGTAGTCGTTGGGTCCTCTTCTGATAGAGGTTTTACTCCAGTACACCTGGGGCTGTATACCATCAAGAGTTTTGTACTCGGGGCACAGCCTCGAGGAAATTTTGCTCGGATGGAATTACAACCTTTTACGTGTTTTGGTGGCAAC